CATTCGGCAATCTTTTTGTTTACAAGCCCTTTTGGACTCTCGGCACTTCTTAATACATTTCATAGATCTGGATGCTCCTCTTCCATAATGTCGAAAAAACTTTCGATGTCTGTTGTGTCAAGTCCAAACTTGTTGCGCGTGTCTTGGGACGCTTTGGCGCTCTTCACTATTGTTTTTGTGTGTGATCGGCCTTCTAAGCGGTTTTCTTGCTTAAAATTCTCAATAAACATAATGAGATTTTCATCTCTTTCCAGGTAGCCCGTGATCATCATCCGAAAGAACATTGATTGATTTAAATTATCAGTTCTTAAACGAATTTTTAGGTCTGTTTGTCTCTTGCCTGAATCGTAGAACATAAACTTTTTACGCTCTTCCGGTGTCGGTATCGTTGGGTCTTTCACGGTGCCTCCTCAACATCAGCTATGGATGGGTCGTAAACATCATCCCAGCAACCCGAGGCAGGATCAACACTGTAGCGATAGACGCCGTACTGATCTTGCTTGGTATCGAAACAGCAACTACAGAACTGCCAGGTGCGTGCCTTCACGGGATCGCCAAAATGCTCTCCGCGAGAGCATCTCTGAATCCCTTCAGCACCATCGGGACATATGCACGACCGTTTCTCCCAGCCTTCACAATCGTAGGTAACTGGCTCGGCGCAGGTCGTTAGAAGAATCACAGTTAAGATTAATACTCTCACTAAAACCTGCCTAGAATATGAGTGCTACTTTCATTACGACCTGCGGTGCTTTGCTTTACAAATCGACTCTTAACGCGCAAATCTTTTAGACAAGAAGCGCCCGTATAAGATAACCCACTAGCAATCCCGCCGTGAAAGTCTTGAAGGATTTGCTCAATGCCGCCGCGATAAGGGACTGTAGTAGAAATTCCTTCTGGAGTTGAGGATCTTCCACGATAAGCTTTTTGCGCGTTGAGCGAAGCCATTCCTCTGTAGACTTTGTATTTGATTCCTTCGTTGGTTTTGAGGACATCCCCTGGTGTTTCCTTAGTGCCTGCTAAAAGCGAACCTACCATTACAAAGTCTGCACCGGCAGCGAGCGCCTTTACCATATCGCCTGTAGTTTTTATGCCTCCATCGGCTATTATTTTTGTATCGTATGTGCTTTTAGCACAATCAAGGACACTCTGTAAAGTTGGTATCCCATGACCAGTAACTAGTCTGGTTGAACAAATTGAACCGCCGCCGATTCCGACGCGGATACTATCAGCGCCCCACTCAGCCAATGCGTCAAAGGCTTCGCGGGTGGCAACATTTCCAGCCATTACGTGAACGGATTCTGCAAAGGTATTCTTTAATTCTCGCAAAGCTTTCTTAACGAGAACATGATGTCCGTGCGCTACGTCGAGACATAACACTTGCACTCCCGACTCGCATAAAGCCATAGCACGCTCAAAATAATCCCCAGTAACGCCCGCGGCGGCTGATACCCTAGCATCTGGATTTTTTCGGAAGATATCGCGAACAAGCTTTAGTTGTTCATCGATTGTATTATAACGATGAATTACTCCCAAACCTCCAGCCTGGTGCATAGCGAGGGCCATGTCTGTTTCGGTAATGGTATCCATTGGGCTAGATATAACAGGCAACTTGAAACTCAAAACGTCATCAAGATTCGACGTTAAATCAACTGCTTTGCGCGTGGCAAGCTCGCTGTATTGGGGGACAAGCAGAACATCATCATAAGACAATGCTTCAGTTAGACTGTCGCCGTGTGACCAGCTTTTAGGACGATGAATTTGCATGACGTGTCTTCTCCTTTAGTTGTACAAGATAGCGAGTCAAATACCAGACTGCTTTTTCGATGTCTTCAACAGGATTTTTTTTGTGCTGGTGTCGTACAATATATTTTACAACATTCCCGCAATTGAAGTTAAGATCCCAAGCCTCGATGGCGTCGATAACCTCTAGAGTGCCCTTGTTGTAATGGGCTGGATGGTTTACCTTCTCTTCATCGCGGACGCAACCCTGGTCGTCTTGCGGGGATGGGCAACGACCGCAGCCCTTCTTTTTGTTCTTAGGTTTTTCCACTTTATTCTCCTGTGCTCCCTAAAGCTCCGTCTCCTCGTTCAGAGATCGTGATTGGATAGTGCCCATAAAGATCTCCAGATGCCGACTCCAGTGCTCGGAATGGGACGACAGGTATCAATACAACTTGCGCTATCTTTGCGCCTGGGGCGACACTGTGTTGGATATTTCCAATGTTGTGGATATCAATGAACACTTCTCCGTCATACCCCGAATCGATTACGTGAGCACCGACAATCAGGTTTTTTTTAGCAGCGATAGAAGAACGATTCATCACTTGAAGCATATAGCCATGAGGGATTCCAAATCGTAATCCCGTTTGAAGTCGCGTGCTTCTTCCAGGGTGTAGATATGATGTCTTTCCGTTCTCTGGACTGAAGTAAACATCAAGCCCAGCATCGCTGGGGTTGCCTCTTGTCGGAGGGGTTACATTATCTCTAACTCTCGTATATTCAATTATCATTTTTTGCCTCTATCCTTTTCTTAAAGTCTTCGATAACACTTAGTGCTTTATCCCAGCATGTAGGACAATAAAGACGGACTTTGCCCTCTTCTTCTTTGACAACAACATTCCAGCTCTTAACCTGCGTTGGATTCTTTTTATCAAACGGTGACTGGCAAGTTTCGCAGTGGTCACCGAGCTTCCCAAAAAAAGTCATTTTCTCTTGGATATCTTTTTTATTTTCTTTGTATTTCTTACGTCTCATTTTTTTATCAAAGCTTCCCATAATATACCTCCGTTTGTCGTATAAGTCAACCTAATAGTTTAAAATTCTGTCGAATGGACTTGGTAGAATATCCCCAGATAGGATGGTACTCAAGGGCAGAAGCGTAGACACGATTAAGGTGCAGCACATCTGACCCTGGTACAATGCCCCAGCAACGTATTGTCGAGATGGTAGACGTCTCGTCGATAACCTTTACAATCCAATATTCCCGACCAGTCTTTGTTTTTCGTTTTATCACTTCTCTTGGTATGAACCAAGCTGCTTTAAGATCACGATCCCAGTTGCCAAGAGGTGGAACTTTATAGTGATCAATAGCATCTCTTATTTCTTGTGTCATCACCAAATCAAAAGGATAAATTCCAGTTCTTGATGAGATGTGCTCAATACGCTCTTCAGGTGAAAAGTCCTTTGGTGTTCTGAATTCTTCTATGTGCGATAGAAGTTTCTTCCTAGTCTTGGGTCGGTTCTCCACGCATGAAAGACAGAAGTGTTTTAAGCCCGTGAACCTTTCATCCACTAAGGAATCTAGTGCGCCGCTTTCTGCCATTGCCTGTAGTCCTTTCTTGTTAAGTTTAGAATAAACAACGTTTTCATTAAATAAAAGTTCCTCGGGAGTGTTGAAAGGACGATTGTTGATTATTTGTTCAATGGCTTTGTCGCCCAGACCCTTAATCGAACTCAAAGGCTGTATTAGGGTTTTCCCGTCTACAGCAATTTCCCACTGTGCAGTGGAGCTATTAACATTAACCTTTTGAATGTTGAAGCCATACTTTTGAACTAGGTTTACTGCAAACTCTTTACGGGCTTCCGGTTCTTTGTCAAGGAATGCCGCAGCCCAACATTCTGGATAGTAATAATAAAGCCAAGCACACTGATAAGACAAGATCGAATACGAGACAGCATGGCTTTTGTTAAAACCGTAGCCTGAGAAGTATTCGAACTTCTTCCACATCGCGTCGGCGGTTGTGCGGTCTATACCTTTCTCGACACAACCATCAACAAACTTAACTCTAATCTTTTCTTTTTCTTGCGCTCCCTTACCTGTACCTTTTTTCGTCAAGAGTTTGCGAAGTAGGTTGGCCTCATCCAAGCTGATATTTTTGCCGAGCTTGTTAGCAAGAAGTGCAATCTGTTCTTGAAAGATAAGAAAGCCTGCTGTCTCCTCGGTGACCTCTTTGACAATGTCGTTGACATAGTGGATGCTATCTGGCTTTCTTTTTGCCTTGGCATATTCCTGGTCTACCTTGGCGGATAAAGGTCCTGGTCTGTAAATCGAAGTAATCGCTGAAATGTCAATGATGTTGTTGGGCTTCGCACTCTTGCAGAATTTCTGTGCGCCGTCGTTCGTAAACTGGAAGACCCCAACGAAGTTGCCCTTGTGAAATACGTGCTTATAAACATTTTTGTCTTCAAGGTCGATAACATCAGGATGCAAGTTTTTACTATACCACTGGGATACATCAGCATAGGTGGGGTTTTCAATCCCAGCCTCTCTACGCAGCATGTGTTTAATACAAGATTCAATCATCTCCAATGTTGACAGTCCCAGTAAGTCGAACTTAATAAAGCCTAGCGGCTCTAGATGGCGGACGTTCATCCCTTCGGACCAAGGCGTTTGGAGAATGCCGCCTGAACTGATCAAGGGCATGTGCTTATCGAGGTTTTCCCCGATCACGACGCCTCCAGCGTGTCTACTGGTCGAGCGCCTTTGCCCGAACAAGGCTTCAACATGTGTTTTGATCTGGGGATGTTTTCTTAGAAATTTTTGAAGGGATTCGGAATATTCCATAACCTCTTCAAAAGTAGGATTGTACACGCCAGCCTTGATGCCGTGCTTAGCTTTGGCTTTTGGCATTGCCTCTTTTTCCATCACAGAGGTGACCGAGTTGACTTCTTTGAATTCTACATCATAAAATTTACTGATGTCTTTGATCAGGGACCGTAATTGCAAAGTATTAAAATTTGAAATAGGAATAACAGTTTTGTTACCCCACTCATCAGCAAGAATCTCCTTAAGACCAAAGGCATCTGATACATCATAATCGATATC